CTCAATCCCTTTGGCTATTTTAACTGGATTAGCCATTATTTAATCCCCAAGTAATCTGTTCCAGAGCAATAAATCTCCTACTGAGCCTTCTTCAAGTCCGGGTTCTTCGAGAACTTCGTCAAATTCCGTGGGGAATAAATCTTCTTCTGCTCCTCCTTCTTTGAAAAGAGTCTCACCTAATTTAGTCAAAGCTCCATAAGGAAGCAAATAGGAGCTTTGGTCAAAGTTAGAGTCTCCTTCAACGCCCTCAAAAATTTCTCCCGCTGGAGTCATTCCAAAATCAACGTCAATTTTTGTAGGAAGTTTTGTTGATTTCAGCATCTCTGTAATGGCTTCTTCGTTTTTAGCGACTCCATAACCTGCGCCTCCACCAAGAGCAAATGCAAGCCCTTGTTTTACTAGCTCTGGAACTGGTGTTACAGAGGCTTTTCTTAATGTCTTTGCGAAGGGGCCTATATGATCGTAGTTTACTATAGATTCAGAATGTTGCTTCCGATAAAACCTTCTAAGGTTTTCTACTGCTGCATCTTTTTGAGCGGGAGACATATTCATATCATTAATTCTTGCTCTCGCTTTGTTAAAAGCGTCCGAATAGTTCTTTTTATTCATTTGTGCAAAGAGCTTGGCACTCTGTGCATTTCTGAGTTGAGTGGCAGGACTTAATACTTCTTGCCCTTTTTTGATTGCTCCTTTAGGTTTTTTAAAAAGAGAGGCAAGACCTTTAGCTGCTGTAACTGGCCAAGGCATTAGAATATTCCACGAAACTTGAAGCCTCTTTCGGCGATACCTTTTCCTCTTGATGTACCTTTACCAGCTCCGGGCTTTGGTCCCTTGGATGTTGCCATCTTTTTCTGCTTGGCATAAGGAACAAATCCTTGGTCCTTGATCACTTCACCTTTTTTAGTTGCCATTTTGTCCTCCCAATTAATAATATTCTTTAGCTCTGCGAGGTTCATTAACCTGCATATCGTAATCCGATTCTAACCCAATAAAGCCTCCCTGTCGATAACGCATCAGCGCTTGCGTAGTGGAATCCACCAAATCATCGTAGTCTCCAAAAGGAAAGGCTGCGCATTCTTCGACCAACTCATCTGCCCAACGGGTTTCTGGTACATATACCATACCAGATTCCAACATTGGTGCTACTGCATTTACCCGTGCAATTTTATCGTGTCCTTTTCCCGGTGAATAATTCACTACAGGAATTCCCGCTTGGCGCAATTCGTCGGTTAGCGGTAAGCCCGATGCCTTGGCTTCAACGATGATGGTATCTGGATCCCAGTAGGTATATTGTTCGTATGCAACCCGCTTTAGTTCAGGAAAATCCCAGCGTCCTTTCTTTACATCCAGCAACAGCAGTGCCGGTCTTTGCGAATCTTCATCAGGATAAAACACGCACCATGTGGTAATAGCCGAATAATCAGAAGTTTCCTTTTTGGTGTAAGCAGTATCGTAAGACTGAATCACATAATGCATTTTTGGCACTTCTTCCTTTTTCCAAGTTTGCCACCATTCCCTTTTTAAAATAGCGCCTTCTTCCGAAGTCGGAGCCTGCATCCATTGCGCAGACCATTTTGCTACAGGCAACGAAGCTTTTACTCCTTGTAGTTCAGCTACGCTCCAGTATTCGGGCCACAGGGCATTTCCACTGTCTGGGAAAATAGCTGGAAATTCGACTATTTCCCATTTGTCTGCGTGTTCTTCCACTTGTTTTGCTAACAGTCTTCCTGTTAAGTCCTTGGTCGACCATCGGGTCATCACTACGACAATGGCTCCTCCCGGCTGTAGTCTTTGCCGTGGTCCAGAGCTGTAGTAATCCCATGCATTGTCCAAGGCCGTGGGACTCAAAGCGTCTTGCTCTGAGTGAATATCGTCAAGTACAAGGAGATCGGCTCCCCGACCAGTGACTGCACCGCCAATACCAGTATAGAAAGCTTCTCCTCCGGCATTGGTTTCCCATCGCCCTGCTGATTTACTGTCTGCTTTTAGTTTTGATCCGGGAAATACCAGCTGGTATTCGGGAGAATCAATAATATCTCTGACCTTACGACCAAAGCGAAAAGCAAGTTCGGCTGTATGGGTAACTTGTATTACTTTTAATTTGGGGTTATTGCCAAGAATCCATGAAGGAAAGAAGACTGAAGCAAATTCACTTTTAGTATGTCTCGGTGGCATGTTGACAATGAGCCTTTTTAGGTCTCCAGTAGCCACTCTTTCGAGCTTTTCTGCAAATATCTGGTGATGGCGACCTTCAATAAAGTCGGGCCATATGTGCTTTATATAGTGTAAAAAGCTCTCTTTTCCTTTTCTCTGGAGCTGTTTTGCACTCAAAGCCTCTGTTAATTCATATAATTCTTTTGTAGCATCAGGGTATTGCTCGGCTAAACGCTCCAGATTGATATCGTAAGCACTATTCGTCATTTACACAACTCCTTATTATGCGTGATGTTTTTACACCACCAATAGAATTCACTGTCTCCCAAGGTGTGTTTCATTACATTTACCCGCTGTGACACCAATTGTATATTACCAATTATATACCCTTTGTTTGGGTCTTTCCTATCAATACTGACATTAAAGTCCTGTCTTCCTTCTCCTGCTTGCCATGTTAAAAACACCCCGGATAACGCACATTTGCCCTCTTGTTTGTCCCAAAGCGTTTCCACATACTCACAAGTTATTTCCCAGTCAAAATCTTTTCTTGAATATTTTAAGCTGCGAAACAATCCTTTTATATAGAGGTAAGGAGAAGAACTTTTGTTGTCGATTATCTGAGCGGATCTACATTCCTTGCAAACATTCCGTGTGGATCTGAACCCTTCCAAGGGAAGCTCCCTTAGACAAGTTACACAGACCTTGGATTTTTTCATATATATAATTTTTCCACGGACAAGGGACTCCTAACCTTTTTTATTGTGCAAGGGGGGTATCGGTTTGTCAAAGTTTCTGGATATTCTGTGCTCGTCTGTTTCTTTCTCTTTAGACAAAATATACAAGCAACACATAAGGGGGGGTTGGGCCTCTTATTCAAGTGAAAAGGAAATAGGTCAGCCAATAAGTAGCCCAACCCCCCCTTATGTGTTGCTTGTGGGCGGAGCGCAGAGCCAAGATGGAAAGTTATAGAAAGAGTAGAGTAGTCTCAGACAGAAAAGACAAGCAAGCAGATCAATGAGTTGTTCCTAGTAATAATCTATTTACTAAAAGGATCTAGGAACAACTATATGTCATTGATCTGCTTGCTTGTCTAGGAAAAGTTTAGCGAGGCGGAGAGCCAAGATGGAAAGTTATAGAAAGAGTAGGGTAGTTTCAGAGAGGAAAGACAAGCAAGCAGATCAATGATGTGTCATTGATCTGCTTGCTTGTCTAGGAAAAGTTAAAAGTTGAGTGATTTAAAGGATTTACCATAGCGTCGTTTTTGCATACCTTTGTTGGCTCTGTATATTGCAACTCCTCTACTAGCACTCTTCCAATAACTAGGTAATAGAACAGATCGAAACCGATACTCCCAATCGAGAGTATCGGTTCTCATGTCATGGTCAAAGAACATTTGATCTTGTAGATGCTTTGGTATGTGTAGAGTCATGGCATTAGTCCATCCGCCAAAAGATATAGACGGTGAACAATAACGCAATGACACAAAAGAGTGCAAGATAAGAATAAAGCATAATTGGCTCAACCATTATTCTACCCTCCATATTCTAAAGGCGAGTCGTCCATTCTCAAGAGTTAATTGTCTTTGGGCAACCCTAGTTTTATAGTCGTTATCTGCTATTCTTTTCTGACTGAAAGAACTAATAATTCTTCTGACTTGTCTTTTAAGATCTGCCTCGTAGTTCTCTCCTTTTCCGTCTGCCTCCATTAAAAACGAATCGCCGACTTCTATCTCATCTATTATTTTTATAAACGGATTTTTTGCTCGGCTAGGAATTGGTATGTTTTTATCTATTTTTATTTTCATTTGATTTCCTCAAAAAAAGGGGACACCGAAGTGTCCCCATTAATGTTCAATTGCCAAAGGGCAATTGTCCTTGATTGGTGAGAAACTCCTCACCCGTGTAAACATGAGATATTGCTTGTCGAACTGTGTCCAACACATGTTGTTCTTCAACAGTAATATCACCTTGTTTTTTGTTTGCCAACAGT